TCTTTAATTCTATCTTAATAGCATCAGCATGTTGTTCAATTCTAATAACATCTGATGAAGTTTTCTTCATTTGTCCAGCTATAGCATCAAGGTCCAAATTAGCTATTCCTTCTACTTTCTGATACATTAGGAACCCTCCATATAGCGAACCTACAATTGTACTTAAGAGAGCAAATGCGCCAACGAGAGTAGTATATGTAAATTTTAAACCTAGAAAACTTAGTCGTTTATCTACTAAACCTTCTACCTGTGCTACTTTTTCTCCTAAATCTGGCATTAGTTATTGAATGCTCCATCGTTTTGTATTCTTTTTAAGTATTCAATCTCTTGTTTAAGTCTTTCTACTTCTAATCTTCTACGCTGTAACTCTAGTTGATATAAAGTATTACAATTTATACGCTCACTTGGTCCATCTAACGGTATGACTAGTCTAGCATACAACCCTATATCTTTAGATTGAGGGTTATTAGGGTCTTCTTTACCTATTATAGGAACTATAGCATTGTTTATTACGCCTGTCATACCTATTTCAAAGTTAGTACTACCACCAATACTGTTTTTACAATCTAAATCACCTGCTCTAATACTGTCCGAACCGCTTACAGAACTCATACTAGGCAAAGAAAAACTCATTGAGTTACTATCTGCTATTACCTGTGAACTCAATAATAATAAAATTAACCACCGTTTCACTTAAACCTCGAACATATCCTAGATTCTACTATAGGTTTAAAACTATCATTACCTCTAAGCTTAGATGTCGAACATATATACTTAGATTCTTTTACATTTTTATCACTAACATAAACATCAAATCTAACACGATGTAAATGTTGAACATTAACTATTTTATATCTTGTAACAAAGGGTATTGGTTTCCAATCTTTATCAAATACACCTATTTGATACCATTGTACATCTTTTCTTTTATTAAATATCTGCATTGTAGTCATCTTAGCAGTTGGTATAAACGACATTTTCCACTTAGGATAAGTGGGTGTCATATCATGTGCTGCTACACTACCACATAGCAACAACCACAGTATTACTGGGCGATACATTCTGCTACTACAACTGCTGAATATGAACCACCGGGAAATGCTTTCTGTGAACCACCACCGTAGGTAGCAACTGAAGTAACATTAAACCAAGTTGTTCCTGCTAGTGTTAAATTATAAACTCGCATTGCACCGCCATCTGCTGTTGTACTAGCTGCTTGATACGCACTCATACCACTTACACTTCCAGAAGCATATGCAACTGTTCCTGTCCATGTAACCGTATCACCTAAACTTGGACTTGAACTAAAAGAAGTAGGGTAACTTATCTGTGCTTTGTAAGCATTAGCTAGTGAAGTATCAATTCTTATAACAGGTACTTGCCCATCACTTGCAGGTAGCGTTGTAAGCGTATACGCATTAGGGTTCCCGTAATAACCAACAGTATCAGTATTAACTGTACATCTTGATTCTACATTGCCATTAATATTAGTAACAGCTTCTGCTTTTTTAGGCATAAGTAAAGAACATCCAGTAAGTCCTACTATTAAAAATAAAGTTATTAATTTGTTCATTTATACTGCTCCTGTATCATTTCGTTGTGTAACTGCTCTTGTGTTAAACTTCTAAATACTAACCTATTATCCACTATGTCCTTGTCTTGTAGTACAATTGTATCTCTATAAGTTGTACTAGGAATCTTAGCAGTATAATAAGAATTTATATTAGCTACTAAGTTCATTGCTTTTAAAATAGCTTCTTGACTTGCTGCGTTTGCTATTGTTAAAGCATTTCCAGTAGAAGCTAATGCAATTTCTAATCGTTCTTTTTCTTCATCTTCTTCTTCTGTTTCTCTTTCTTCTTCCTTTTTATCCAGAAGTTTATCATCCGACTTCTCTGTTGCCTGTTCAACAAACTCATCATCTAAAGCATCATATATTTCTATCTTAGGTAAAACGGGTAAGGGCGGTATGTAATTAGGGCAACTCTCATCATTCTGTGCGTTCCTACATAAATCCCATCTGTACATATAAAGTATGGTTACATCTTCAATACTGCCTGAACCTGTACCTCTTATTCTTCCATCACCAAACTGCTCAACTGGTGTGTAGGGCAAAGGTATAACATTCTGTACCGTACCGCTATACTGTCCATCCCAATCGTGTTCTTCTTGGAACACATAACCACCATCTACATTGTCGCTTTCTATTGTTACTGTAAAGTCATCGACTACATTCTTAACTACTGTGTAGTTGTAAAGCACACCACTTATATCTAAACCTTCTTCCGCACTTATACCTAAAGTGCCTGTATTCATTTGCCAAGTATGCCCATATAAAGCAGCATTATTGGTATAGCCAAATGTATAACTAAAAGAACAAAAAGGCAGCAGCAACAGTACCCATAATACTAAGAGCTTTATCACGCTTTTCTGCAACACTAATTTCATCTTTCTCCTTTGGCATTGGTATCTGGTCTGTCTTAACCGCCCACGCTCTTTTTGCTTGGTCGCCTATCAAACCATCTATAGGGCAAGGTGTTCCTGCCGACATCATTGCTGCCCATACATCTGGGTCTTGGCACATCACACTAACTGCTGCGACTTTCATTCCAAACATATACAGCTTTTGTGCTTTCTTTAACCTTAAACAATTCTCTTCTGTGTATGTCGTACCTACTGACAATCCTAGTATCTGTGTCTGTACTGAACCACTAGAACTAATCGTACATAAATCTGAGTTATTGCCACTTCCAAACTGAGGTGCTATTGCACTTGGAGGCGGACTTTCTACCTTAGTTGTCTGATTGCCATTTGTTGTTACTGTTGATGTAGACTCCGTAACTATAGTATCAGCAGCCATTACTGGCAATACAAACACTATCCAAAAACAAGCTACAATGCCAAGTGCTATTAGATTGTTTATTTTTCTACTCATTCTGCTAAGTGATACCAACCTGTTGCTATGTATTTAGTATTCGATATTGGTGGATTACCTCTATGAGTATGTGTAAAGTAAGCAGGGAATATAACCAATCTTCCTGTTTGTGGTTTTACTCGCATATGTTGGTATAACAATTCAGTTTCACCACCTTCCTCTACATCATTAAAATAAAATAACCAAGTTAGTATTCTAGAAAATGACGCAGCATTATTATTTTCATTATGCCAAAGATGATAACCACCACCTACTTCTGTTTCTTGCATTTTATTATGGTAAGAAACTACTTTGTATTGGTTCAATATAGGAAAATCATTATTATATTGACTTACAAAACCATTTAACATTAAATTAAAATTGTTGTTTGCTACTAAATCTACATCACATAAGAGAAAGGAAGAGTCTTTTCTATCTATATTTGGTAATCCAGAATCTTGAACCATTGATGTTTCTTTTGCTTTTTGAAACAACTTTATATAAACATCACATTCATCTTTAGACAATACATTGTCGTATATTCTTACAAAATTATCAATACTCATTTTAGTTCTAATCCCTGTGCTTTAGCAATTAATTGATTAAATTCTGACTGTCCTTTAACTGTTTCATTTCTAAAACTATCTAATGCTGCTGTTTGTCCTCTGTTAGTTCTAGACATTTCAAGCTGTAGCGTAGGCATCCAACTTATAGCACAAGACCAATCTTCGTGTTCTTCACCTGTGTTTGGGTCTTGTCCAACAACTTTAGTGTACCACATACATCTGTAGATTTTATTATCTTTTATCTCTTCACACTCACTTCCAAGAGGACAAGTAAACTCTATTTCTAAGTCTTTTTTGCCTTTAGGCATAAACCCTCCTAACTTTTATTTACTTCGGATGCTTGTCTTTAACTGCTTTAATGGCTGCTGTCATTGTCGCATCAAATGTACCTGCGTGATACAAAGAATCTAACTGGTCGCCTATTGATGGATATTCAGCTTGTCTTTTAAAACCATAAGTAGCTTCTAACGCTGTTTGTGCGTCTGCTGCATCTGAAGCTGCTTTATCGGCTGCTGCTTTTTCTGCATCTGCTGTAGCTTTTGCAGAAGCATTAGCATCAACTAAAGTTTGCATATCTGATGTTATTGAAGTAATAGTTTCATTAGCTTTACCATCTGTATATTCAATATGTCCAGTAT